ATATGCGGAAAAGAACAAGAACAATTTTGTGCAGGAAAATAGCACCCTGCTTTGGCCGATGGTACAGATTGGGGAAGAAATTTATCACTACTCTGCAGTAGCAGCGGCGCTGGTTGCAGATACCGACTACAACAACGACGGGATTCCTTATGTTTCCTTCTCGAATAAGTCGCTCAAAATCAGCGGACTTTGCCTGGCAGATGGCACCGAGGTGATCCTGGATCTGGAGCAGGCAAATCTGCTCAACTCCCAGGGTATTGTAACCGCAATCAACATGAACGGCTGGAAAGCATGGGGCAACCGCACCGCCTGTTATCCTGTCAACACCGATATTAAGGATTGTTTCATTCCTTGCCGCAGGATGTACAACTGGTGGGCCAATCAGTTTATCCTGTCCTACTTCCAGAAGGTGGATGATCCGGCAAACCGACGCCTGATCGAAAGCATCGTGGACAGTGAAAATATCAAAGGCAACGCATGGAAACAGCGATACATGGTAGCGGAAGCCCGTATGGTTTTTGACCAGGAGGACAACCCGACCACCGACCTGATCAACGGAATCATCCGCATCGGGATGCTGTTTTCTCCTTACCCACCAGCCGAGCAGATCCTGACCACAGTGGAATATGACACCGGTGCGCTTCAGGAAGCTTTAAAATAGGGACGGTTAAAGTTTAGAAAGAATAGACTTTTGTATCCCGTCCCCTTGAGTTTGGTAGAGCCAAACTCCCTAGAGAAGCAACGAAACAAGCAAAAGGAGTGAGAACATGAACAAAGGAACGATCTCGACCAAGCTGACCGATTACAACATCTACAACGAGGGTGAGATGCTGATCGGCACCAACGGAGAGGTGACGCTGCCGGATCTGGAAGCAGTTACTTCGGAAATCGGCGGCGCAGGAATTGCCGGCACAATGGAGGACCCGACCCCCGGCTATTTTGGTTCGCTGGAAATCGAACTGAAATTCCGCACGGTATCCGAAGAATCCAGCCGCCTGATGATCCCGCAGGCGCACACGCTGACCCTGCGGGCAGCGCAGACAAAACATGACCCAGCGACCGGAACAAACAGTCAGGAAGGTTTGAAAGTGGTTTGCCGCGGTGTGCCGAAGAGCTATTCGGTGGGAACCTTCAAACAGGGTGAACCGACCGAAACTACAACAAAGCTGGAGTTGTCTTATATCAAGATTACCCGCGGCAGCGTCGTTGTGCTGGAGCTGGACAAGTTTAATCACATCTTTGTGGTGGAAGGCGTCGATTACATGAAGGAAATCAGGGATTTAATTTAAAGCCCAAAAGAAAGGACATGATAGCATGGAAAAGTTCATTTTGAAAAAGCCGGTAACCTATGAAACGAAAAAACATGAAGCGTTTGACCTTTCCGGTCTGGAAGATCTATCCGGTGAGGACTATGCAAGTCTTCTCAAACAGGCAGAGAATATCGACGGAATGGATATGGTTCCGGAAAAGAGCCTGACCTTTGCGTATCTTACAGCGGCAAAGGTGACCGGACTGCCGTTTGACCTGTTTAAGATGCTGGGTGCGAAGGATGCAGCGCGGTTGCGCTATCAAATCGGTAGTTTTTTTCTCTCAGAGGATTAGACCATACCGCCACCTTGTTGCTCAAAAAATCTGCCATCAGCCTTTCTATCATTCTGCACGCTGATTTTTTTCGGCTGTGGACGATGCCGCTCAGTGATTTTCTGGAGCTGATGGTGCAGACAGAGGAGGTGCTTTCCGAAATTGGCGAAGAATAGATTTATTGTCGACTTCCTGTTTGGTGCAAAGAAGCAGGGGGGCTTTGACAAAACCTTTTCGGCGGTATCGAACAGCGTCAAAAGCCTGACCAAGACAGTAGCGGGAGTCGCCGCAACCTATGTAAGCGCCCAGGCACTGAAAAATGTATCGATGTCCGCTCTGGAAAGTGCATCCAGTCTGGAGGGATACCGCAGCACCTTAAACGTTGTCATGAAGGGCCAGAAAAAGGCGGCTCAGATGATGGCATGGGCGGTGGATTTTGCGAATAAAACCCCGTTTGAAACCGATTCCATCGTGGAAGCAACGGTGCGCCTGCAGTCCTACGGCATCGATGCACAAAAAACCATGACCCAGATCGGTGATATGGCCGGCGTCATGAATAAGGACATCATGCAGGCAGTGGAAGCAGTAGCCGATGCCCAGACAGGAGAATTGGAGAGGTTAGCTTTTAGCCTCGCCGCGTAGGAATATGCGGAAAAATAAATCCGGTAAATTCAGTGAAAATCTTTGAAACAATCACCTTTACTTGATATAATACCAGAGTGGAGGGATTGACGTGTTAAAGCAATATGTATGCGAAAATTGTGGAGAAATTTTTGAGGCTCGTTCCCAAGACAAAAGAGGTAAAAATGTGTTTTGTAGTAGGGAATGCCAACATCAATGGAGGACAGGGAGAACCGATACAACTAAGAAAAAAGGGGTATATAAAATCTGCCCAATATGTGGAAAGCGATTTTATGTATATCCATCAGAAATCAATCAAAAAACTTGTTCCAGAAAATGCAAAGTGGATTTGGAACGACAACAGGGAGTCCATTCGGGAGAAAATTGTAATTTTTGGACAGGTGGATTTGAACAGTACAGAGGGAAAAATTGGTATAAACAAAGGAAATTAGCAAGAAAAAGAGATCATAATACTTGCCAAATATGCGGAAAAACCGTAGAAGAACAAGGTTACAATATGATTGTCCATCATCTGGTTCCATTTCGTTTTTTTGAAAATGATTACAAAAAGGCAAATTCTTTAGAAAACTTGATTTGTTTATGCCATGCTTGCCATGTAAAGCAAGAAAGTCATCATTGGCAAAAAGTTCCCGAAGAATATCAATACTTGCTTAAAGGGCATAGCCCTTGCCAAAAGGATAATATAGGCAAAAGGTATTCGCAGGAAGAAATTGATTTTATCAAAGCTAACTACAAAAAGATGGAATACGAGGAAATAGCGCAGACACTGAATCGTCCAAAATCATCAGTAGCAGACAAGATTCTGAGTTTGGGACTATATAAAGGGCATAGAACTGTTTTGACAGCAGAACAAATCCGATTTATTAAAGAAAATTATTCATCAAAACCAAAAAAATTCTTTGATGAAAAAATGCCTGATGTATCCTACAACACAATTAAATCATATTGCAATAGACATGGAATTTACAAAGATAACACTGAGCCGAGCCGCATGGAAACAGGCGGAAGGTGCAGAGACTAGGGGAATCCCGAAAGGGAGATAACACCCACTTTATAAAGGCAACTTTATAAGGCATACCGGACACCCAGAACGGGTGAAGATATAGTCCGAACTGTATGGCGACATACAGACGTAGGCAGAAATGACCTGCGCAGGTTTTAACCTGTAACAAAATGTAAAAGAATTCGGTATTACGAAAGCTATGATCGAGGCCAAGGGTGCCGAGCTTTATAAAAACCAGACCATTGTAAACAACAAAGGGAAGATCGTTGACCAGAAAAAGTTCAACGACGCCCTTTTTGCATTGATGGAGGAACGCTTCAAAGGCGGCATGGAGATTCAGGCAAAGAGTTACAAGGGTATCATGTCCACGATTACCGGTGTATGGAAAACCGGACTTGCCAACATGGCCGGCATCAGCGGCACCGGTGAGATCATCGAGGGCAGCGCCTTTGATGCAGCCAAAGAGGGACTGAGCTGGGTTGCAACCAAGATGCAGAGTATGGCAGACTCCGGTACCTTTGAGCAGATCGGCAGGAAGATCGGTAGTGCTGTGCAGACAGGTGTGAAGTACGGCAAAAAGGTCATCGACGTCGCAAAGAAGATGAAGGACAGTGTGGCTGACACCGCGAAAACGATTGCAGCCAGACTGGAGCCGATGCGGCCGTTGTTTGAGGGAATTGCAGAAAAAGCGATGAGCCTGGGACGCAAAATTACCGATGGCTTTACCCGCGCCGGTCCGCAAATCAAAGCACTGGTCGAAACCTATCTTCCTCCGGCGATCGAGATGGTGGGGAAACTTGCCGATGCTGCTTTGAATGTTGCTAATTTTGTAATGGACAACTGGTCGATGATTAGTCCGATTGTCAAAGGGGTAGCGGCTTCTTTTGTGGCATTCAAAGCCATGAATGGGCTTACCAGTCTGGTTGGAAAGGCAAAGAACCTGATTGATATTTTCAAAACGATCAAGAGTATCGCAGGGGTTGCCGGAAAAATCAAGGCTCTGGGAGCTGCCTTTAAAGGATTCAGTGGAATAGCTACACTGCTCACTTCGCCGATCGGGCAGATTGCCCTTGTGATCGGTGTATTTGCAGCAGCAGTTATTTTAGTCCTTAAAAACTTTGATAAAATCAAGGCAGGTGCTGCAGCATTAAGAAATTGGATTGGTGAGAAACTGGGTGCGCTAGGGAACTTCTTTAAAATGTTAGGTTCGGCAGTAGTTGGAGCCTTTCAATTGATGTGGACGGACATAAAAAATTTAGGAAGTTCTATTGTATCAGGATTTCAAACATTAGGAAGTAATATTGCTTCTGTCTTTTCCGGTGTTTGGGACGGATTGGTGAGTGGATTCAAAGGAGTAATCAACTTCTTTATCAGCGGCATTAACACTCTGATTGGAGGAGCGAACAAGCTGCTGTCGGTTAAAATTCCGGATTGGATTCCGGGCGGAGGCAAAACAGTCGGCATCCAGCTGCCAACTATTCCGATGCTGGCAAAGGGCGGTATCGCAACCAAGCCAACCCTGGCGATGGTGGGCGAAGGCAAGGAGCATGAAGCAATCTTGCCGCTTTCCAAACTGCAGGGACTGCTAAACGGTGGCAACCTTGCTTCCATGATGAAGAGCCTGATCCGACGGCCGGCTGCTGTTGCAGGTGGTGGCACAACCTACCAGTACAGTCCACAGATTGTTTTTAATGGTGGAGACAAGCAGGAACACGAGGAAGTGCTGGAAAGCGATAAAAAACGCTTTGACCGCTGGGCAAAAGAGCGGGAAGAATACGACCGCCGCACCCGCCTGAAACCCAAAAAATAAGGGGGCATAAATGAACACCTATACAACCATACAGGGAGATATGTGGGACAGTATCGCAAAGAAAGTCTATGGAACGGAAAGGGCCATGGATATTCTGATGAAGGCTAATCCGGAACATTTAAGCGTAGCGGTGTTTGGGGCAGGGGTGGAGATCCTCCTGCCCCAATTTACTGCGCAGGAGGCAGTTAGCAATACTATGCCGCCCTGGCGAAAATAACAAGGAGGTGAGGGCTTGCAGGGCAGACAAACAAAGGTGAAAGTATTGCTCAACGGGGTGGATATTACTTCCGATCTGAGAGGGGACACGCTTTCCCTGACCTTTAATGACAGCGCCGAAGAAAACGCGGACAACGTCGATTTTCAGATTCAAAACCGCGAAAAGAAGTGGCTCAAAGGCTGGTTTCCGGAGAAAAGGGACACCTTTTCCGCCCAGATCATCGCAGAAGATGGAACCATTGACTGCGGCACCTTCCTGCTGGACGATGTGGGAATGTCCGGCCGGCCGCTGACGGTAAGTATCAAAGGGGTGGCAAAGCCGTCTGACCAGGACTTTTCCGAAACGAAGCACAACCAGACTTGGGAGCAGGCAACCCTGCAGGACATCGCCGCCACCATCGCAGGGCGCGCAGGTGTTGCGCTCGAATACGATGCAAAAGAGAATCCGACCATCCAGTTCCAGACGCAGGAGGGAAAAACCGACCAGGATTTCCTTCAGGAGCTTGCAGCAAAACATGGCATCACCATGAAGCTCTACAACAAGAAGTTGGTGCTGTATGAGATGGAGGAGCTGGAGAAGGCAGGACCCGTCAAGACGCTGCGGGAGTCCGATCTGCTTTCCTGGGAGGCAAAAACGACGCTGCTGGACACTTCCTATTCTGGTGTATCGGTCCAGTATATCAACACCGACGGAGAAACTATGACCTACACCCACAATGGCGGAGGAAACAAGGCTCCAAAAATCTACAAGCTGGATGACCAGTTGGACAGCCTGGGGATGGCACAGAAGGTGGCGGCGGCAAAGTACAGGGAGCTTAACCGTGGAGAAACCACCTTTTCCTGCTCGCTGCCAGGCAATCCGGCGCTTGTTTCCGGTGTCTGCGTGGAAGTAGACGCAGAGGACTTTGGAAAGTTTGGCGGAAAGTATCTCATCGACAGCAGCACACATACGGTCAGCGGTGGATATACCACAGATCTGACAATGCACAGGGTAGAGGAGGGATAAGATGGAGATTGTCAGGGTGTCCGAAGTGGACTATGCAAAAGGACTCATCAAGGTGGAGCTTCCGGCCAAGGACAACATCGTTTCCAACTGGATCACCTTCCCAAGTAATGAGTACGAGATGCCGGAGGTCGGTGACCTGGTCAAGGTAGAGTTTGAGCCGGACAAATACGGGAATCCGTATACCAGCGGCATCTGCTATAAAAAATGTTTTAACAAGGATGCGCTGCCGAAGCTGCAGGGGAAGGACCTCTTTTACAAGGAAATGAAGGGGGATGTGACTCTCATCTATGACCGCGAAAAGAAAAAGCTGACTATTCAGACCGATAAGGAGATTCTGATTACAGCAGCAGAGAAGCTGGAAATTAAAACAAAAGAACTGATCGTGAAGGCACAACAGGTAAAAGTAGAAGCACAGGAACTTCAGGTCGATGCGGCAGTCATTTCCCTGACTGGCCAGACAACCATCAACGGAGAAACGGCCATCAACGGAAATCTGACTGTTTCCGGAACGGTTTCGGCAGCAAATATTTAAGGAGGTGGACGCTTGATTGGAAGTTATGCAGGAATCAGCTTTACGGTTTCAGAAGATAAGGTGCAAACCTTTCAGGAAATGAGTCGGGAAACTGCTGCTCGATGGAACACGCATGAGGTCATCGGCGCAAAGCCAAAGCAGGAATTTCTGGGGCCGGATCTGGACAGCATGACGTTTACCATGCAGCTGTCCGCCTGGCGGGGTGTCAGCCCTCTGCAGCTGGCAGAACGGCTGCGGCAGTTTTGCAGCAAAGGGGAGTATGACAATCTGATTGTGGGCGGCCGGAATTTTGGCAAGTACCTTATCGAGAGTGTCAGCGAAACCTACCATACGGTGACCAACCGCGGGGAGGTCGTGCAAGCGAGTGTCGATGTGAGTTTAAAGGAGTACCAGTGATGCGGATTACAGGGGAAAATTTAACGCCTGATCTTCGCCAGCAGGTGGAGCTGCTTTGTGCAACACCGGTCGGCAGCGTGGTATTGGATCGGGATTTTGGACTGGACATGAGCTTTATCGATGAACCGGTCAGCGTGGCGGTTAATATGGCCGCAGCAGAAATTTCGGTGAAGCTGGAAAAATACATCCCGGCGCTGCAGCTCATCCGGGTTCAGGCGGACTATGATCAGTCGCAGGATGGGACAGTGGAGATGGAGGTGATTGTCAAAAATGTCGAGCAATAATCCTTACGATGCGGTGCCGGAGATTGATTTTGCTCCGGAAAGCACCGAACAGATTTTATCGGATATGGTTGATACCTATGAGCAGAGTATCTTTGAGCAGACTGGCCGGATGGAGAAGCTGCCGACAGCAGATCGGAAGAGCGTCGTGTAGGGAAAGA